AATTAACTCTAGCTGTAGCTTGTTGTGTCACAACGCCACTTATGCTGGGCATAGTGTAAACTACAAAGCTATCCGATGCATAAGATCTATAAACCGATCCGCTGTTATACTTGTCTTCATTGCCTGCAGTTAGACCTGATATAAAATCTACGGGGTGATCGCTAGTACCCAAATGTTCCTTAATCTTATACCAGCGAGTGCGTGTATCTAAAGGAGTGACAACGTCAGTGGATAACCTTTCCCCTCCTGCACGCAAGTAGCTATTTACTTGATTAGGAGAAAACACAAGAGCGCTTGCTCGCACGTTTACCGAGTTTTCTTTAACATCCTCAAATTTGTAATAGTCGTGTTCAGTTTTTGAAGTAACACCTGCAGTTGTTGTCTCTGCTTTAGCATCTGATCTATCTGCCACTGAAAGTCGGCAAGATTCATCTTCAATGTTAACAACTGAATCAACTGGGTCTACGTATACTACAGAGCCTGTTGGATTAGGTATATTAGCGTTAGTGCTTTGATTAACGACCTTACCTAGAGACCATTGGTTATTTACGTAATACTCTACATACCAGTCAGTTTGCGAAGTAGTATCATCTCCCGAAGGAGTTCCATTAACAATCCAATCAAAGTCTGAAGGAATGTTAGACTCAAGCCTAATATACTCTTGTCTATTACTAAGAGAAAGCACGGTGTCAGATAAATCTGTATTCAAGTAAGGAGGAGAAGTAAACTCAACCTCGTTAAGAGACCACGAGTCGTCTCCTAACTCGTACACTGCGTCTGCAAGCAGTGGTCGATTAACGCCGTGTTCCACAATTTCGTCTGCATCAGTCTCTGTTGAAGATAACCCTGTATAAGTAAATGATCCATCAGACTCTGTATCACTTGGAACTAACGTGCTAGTCTGATACTGAACGTCTACTGTAAGTGTTCGGGGAGTATGTAATCCGTGGCATATATAAAGTATGTCTGTTTCAGAGCTCCAACGGACTTCGTCTAGTTCACTAACCTTATAAGGAGCATCAATCTGGGTAAGTTGTAATCCGTCCGAGTTATATACAGTTAACTTTAAGTTAGAAAGAACTATACGATATGATCTCCCATCCGAAAGAGACATGGGAATCGAAAAAGTTTTATCAGCGTCTGCTGAGCCTGAATAACGAAACCCATCTCTGTATAGAGCGGGTCCTTGAAGGGTCGGAAAGAAGTTATTAAATGGCTTAGCAGATTTCTGCAGACGTTCGATATCGACACGACCAAGAATATGATCAGTTACAAGTCCTCCACTAAAATCAGTTGTTACATTTCTATACTTTGCCATACATTCTGCGAGCCGTTAAAAACTTAGAGGTAGTTTCGTCTATATACTCTTGAGCGGGTCCTTGTCTTCCAGACAAGACTCTAGCTCTAGATAAAGCTCTTAAATACTGCTTTTGTAGATCAACTGATCTTGTCTCAGATCCAGAAAGTTCTACAACAATGCTCTGCGCTATGTGTAAACAAATTAACTTGTTTAAGTAGGCAGGTAGTGTTGCCAAGTCGGTGGGCAAGTATGAATAGTAAATTGTAAGGGTTGGGTATTTGCACAAAAGCGTTCCGCTTTCTGTGTAGTAATCAGAGACTATATACCCTTGAGCACTAACTGCTTTAATAAAAATATTTAAATCTGCTGGCAAAGCAAAAGAGTAGTCATAATCGTCATCTTGAATTTCAGTTCCAGTCAGCTTTACTCGTTTTCTGTTGTAGCCAAAGATGTTGTCTCCGAACACTTCAAGGAAAGCTTGATCGAAGGCAGCACTCGTAATCTCATAGGTAGACGAACCGTCGTCTAACCTTTCGAGATGGTAACTCCCTACCATACGTAGTGCTGAGTTTATGATGTCTAGTTTTGAAGCCATTAATAAAGAGTAGCCTCCCCCGAATTTTACAGGGGAGGCTACAAATGAGTTTAAGCCTCTACGCAGCGAATTTCGCCAGCGACTTCACCCCACATACGAGACGCATCAGCACAAAGCTTGAAGTACAAGTATGGGATGTTCTTCTTAGAGGTGTCACGCCAGATATCACCCTTGAGGGCAGTACCAACGGACATCTTAAGAGCCTTGGGAACAGAAACGATGCAACGACGCTCGTCTCCAGCAGCACCCGTAGAGAGCTTGAGACGCTCACTAAGGATAAAGCGGAAGCCCATAAACGTAGTTACGTTACCTTCTGCGAGTGACTTGCGAACTGCATAGTCGGAGTTGATGACTTGCTCAATACCGAGCAGATCATCAAGCTGCTTGTGAGTTACGAAGCAGTTCAAGACAGTGTCCTGATCAATCGCTTCTAAGCGTTGCATAGTAGAACGAATACCCTTGAGTTTTTCAAGAGTTAGACCAGTAGCTGAGCCAGCTGCTAGACCGTTGTAGTTAGCTCCGACAGAAACACCTTCAGTTGTAGCACTACCTAGAGTGTAAAGACCCCCAGTTGCTATAGGGTTAGATGAACCTTTGTTATTACCACCAACGGCAATTTTTTCGTCACCTTCACTTGCAGTAGCTTCAGTTGAAGTAGCTTCACCTCTTACATAAGTAACAGCTGTGCTACCCGACTTGCCTGTGTTGGCAGTGCCGAAGTAGTTCGAAATGATGATATCGTCAATCTTACGCTTGCCCGAAGCTAACATAGCTTGTGTGTAAGCATTCATCGGATCAGTAAGAACCCGCTTGAGGTCTTTCTCGTCCACATACTTACCAAGCTCGTAGTCCTTAAGTCCAAGACGACGACGGTTGTTGTCAATTTCGCTTTGAGGGTTGACTTCGTAACGACCTTCATCTTCGGTCATTTCCGCTGCCTCTCCTATACGATCAAAGAATTGAAACTCAGAATTTTGAGATTCAGATTCGAAGTAAGGCTGAAGTTTTGATTCAGTCTGTTGATAAGCTTGTTCAAAACCCGCGCGAAACGAATCATAATAAGCTTTTTCAATTGCATTTTTGGGTTGATTAGCTGCAGTGTATGTACTGTCAGCAGCTGTGCTGTAACCCTGATCACCTACTGGTAGTCCCATAATAAATAAATAATTAGATTAAAATTGTTAAGTTAAGTTTTTCAACAAGCTACCCTCTCGGACTCATCTAGCTGTACGTAACCAACGGCTTTCTAAAGCTGTTTGCTGGACCTAAAAAAATAGGCTACCCAACAAACAATTGAGTAGCCTATTATGAGAGAGATGTCAAGTATTAATTACCATACATTTCAGAGTATAGCTTAATCCTCTTCTCAAGAACCTTTTCTCGCTTCTCTTTGTCTGCAAAAGACAAAGAAGATGGATCGGTCATGATCAACTGCTCATTACTTGTGTCTAGATCTTGAATCTGAGCCTTAAGAGACTGGATGCTATTATCCTGACCAAACGGAGATGTTGGGCTTGAGCCAACGGTAGGCAAAGCATCCCCAGAAATCTCAGAGATCTTATGGAATAACTTTAAAACAGCTGGGTGATTAGCTACAATAGGACTCCATTCTACTAGCTCTTGCAACTCAGGTATCTCCTGAGAAAGAGCATCATAAGTTTCATTTGCTTGCTTCATGTTAACTTCAAACTGGTTGCCCCAGTGTTCAGCCATATCAGCACCAAATTTACTAATGGTGTCTTTATTGTAGGTATCTATGTTATTTCGACCTTCTAACTCCATCTCAGTGTATCTAGAGAACAGCGCGTCGAATTGTTTCTGAGTAAGACCTGCTTCATTAGCAAAGTCGGTCAGATCCTGTATAGACTGATCGCTGTGCTGAGGTAGCTCCATATTGTCGTAGTCCTCAGAAACAGAAACTTCTTCAGGAATTTTATATCCGTCTTTAGGTCTTAATTCCTCATTAAAAGATTCCCACTGTTCGTCTCCCCAATCTTCTTGCGGTGCTTGAAGACGCTTATTGCCGAGAGCACTCTGAGCGTTAACTAGCTGACTAGCTAAAGCATCAAAAGACTTAGTGTTTTGAATAGTTGGATTATTTTGAAGCTCTTCTGGAAGAGACTGAAGAAGTTGGCTATAAGAATCTACAGCAGTGCTAGCTTCAGGGGCAGCTTCGCCAGCTGTTCCGCTAACTATGCCTCCTCCTAGACCTCCACCAGATGTAGGTGCTTCGCCCTCTTCTTCTCGTAGTATGTTATTTAGTTTAATCATGATTTTCTTGCTCTATTATGTTTATCAGTTGATGAGGGTCGTCTTGACCCATTAGAGATAAAAAACTCATTGCCAGCCTGCGTCTGCCTTCAGACTCTCTCAGTTTATTATTATCTGAATGGAATACTGGCTTAGTAACATGGCACTCCTTAAGAAGCACCTTAAAGAATCGTTTTCCTTCTGGCGTGCTTAGGATCGTATTAAGATCGTCCCTTAGCTCTCCACGTTGACGCAGACGAGCAACAGCATTTACTGCTTTGTCTAACATTAAATATTAAGTAATTGTCCTACGCCTTCTGGGTCTGCTTGTCTTGCTTGGGCAACATCCTTCATAGCTCCTGCTACGTCTGGCATAGCTTGAGTCATCTGGGCTGTTTGTTCTTGTTCAGCTTGAGCAGCTTGTTGTTGCTGCATGTCTTCACTGGACTTAATAACCGTTGGGCTAATGTTCCTGTATTTAGCATAGCTGTCTAAGAGCTCACGCTCGTTGACGGCTTGTAAAATATCAGGCTTGACATTAGCAAGCGGAGTGATGTCTTGCATAAACGCGCTGATGTCAGACAGTCGGCTTGCAAATTGAGCTTGCGAGCTTGGACTTGCGTAAGCAACTTCCAGCTTAGCACCATTTAAGCTTGCTGGAATGTCAGGTAACTGTCGTCTGCGGTTTAGAAACATAAAAGTAGATTCAACTGCGGGAGCAATATATTCAGACTCCATTCGGTTGAGTAGGGGAGAAAGTTGTTGCAGCATCTGACCACGAGTGTCTTGTATCTCTAGAATACTCTGACGCTCACGCTTCTGCTCACGTATAATCTGGTCAACAAAGAACGCTCGTTGAATTGATGCTTTATATGACTCGATCATCTGCATCACATACTGTGGCTGAGATCCGTTCATAATTGGCTGGGGTTTCTCACTTCCAGCCTCATGAAACATAATCTGACGAGCACCATACTTAATTGGAAGCAAGATGCTATCTTCTTCTGCAGTAAGTGTAGGAGCATTCAAGTACTCAGCGGAAATCATGACTTCCTTTACCATCTTGTTCAGCACACGTATGTGAGACAAGCATGTCATCGCAGGGCTGCGACCGTAAACTTCATCGGACTGCTTAGCCCAACGAGGAACTAAAAATGTAAAGTAACTAGAACCGTCTTGGCGAATAGGCTTTTTAAGATCTGGACTCCAGTAAGTAACTTTAAAAGGTCTCTCCGCACCAATGCGTCCACCCTTCTTAGCACGGCTGTCCCTGCTGGGCTCAATAGAATATACTAATTCATACTTCTTATTCTTATCTTTATCAGAGAACCCTTCAACATTTACTACTTCTGGCAATAGACCTACAAGCTGACGGGTAGTTTTAAAGCATCTATAATACACTGTATTTACTTCGCCATGCTCATCTACATCAAAGAACACGTCCGAAAGAGGTCTCGCGCGAAAATTTACGACCCCCTTAACATCTGACATCTGCACAGGAGAAGTTCCGTATGCACCGATGTCTAAGAAACATTCGTGGCTTGCTCCGTAGAACTGAGACTGAGGCAACGCAAACTCATGAAAGATGCGATCGGTGACAGTGTTAAGATAAGTATGTTGCTCCTTACTTAGCTCAGAGTTTTCAGTGTCCTGCACTCGCAAGTACATCCACTTCTCTGCTTTCGGAATTAGATTAGATGACAAGCCGTTGGCAAACATTTGGTTTGACCAGACGGCTGTGTCATCGTGTATATCCTTAGAACCATCGTTTTTAAAGTTGGCTCCGTGGTCAAATTCAGGTGAGTTCGGACGCACAAAGCGTTGAGTATCCTTAAGCATACCATCAAGGCTGCTTCTAAGGAGTTTCAACTCTTCATAGCGCGTACGTAACCTGACTACTTCATCCATCGTTTAGTTATACTTCATACCTGCACCTAGTCCAGAACCACCTGTCTTCTGTTTTTGAACATACGCAGGCTGCTTAGCCGAGCGACGCTGGACAGAAGTTGGAGCCACAACCCTACTGCGCTGTGTAGCGGGGGCAATAGCTCTACGTGCCACTGGCGTTGGTGGAGGAGGGGGTGGTGGAGGTGGAGGAGGAGGTGGTGGTTTCTTTGGACTTGATCCCATAACTAGTTATACGTTTTAATTTGTCCCAAGAATAGGACTTAAATTCAGATTCTACTCCGTCTTTATTACGCATGAAACAGACTTTGTCAAGTTTATACGGAGCGATCTTAAATAAAGTCTGAGCAAATCCATCCATGCAATGTTGCCAAGCAATGTGCCAGTAATTGTCTACCTTCTTAGACTCAGGATTCATAGGATCTTCATGATCAATATCCTCAATTAGAATAAAGTATCTAGGTCCCGAAAAAATAAATCGCTTATGGTGCGGTGGGCAGTTAAGGTAGTAGTCCAGCAATTCAATGAACTCTAACCCCTTTGCATGATACATTACAGTCGCCTGATCAAGAAGGGACAGAGTAGTATATACCTTATCACCAATCGACTGGCTGGACTTTGTAGCTGGTGTCTCGTTGTTTGTGTTTTCCATATCCTTGTTTGTTTTCTTTGAGCCCCATCGCTAGAGTTCTAAACGCATCAGCTCCGTGTGAGCTTGAGTCGTGCACGGGGGTTTTTCTGTAGACTTGCTTTGAGCTGTCCCACTCCTTGTGGTAGCCCTTCAAATGTTCTAGCCCCAGAGCACAACCAGTTCTACCAAACCAACAGCGGGGCAAAATATTTCTTACAGCTTCGATGCCGTCCTGTACGGGCAGCTTGCGGACGGGAGTAAACTTCAACCCCAGAGAGCGTGCGACTTCTAGTCGACTCTTACCTGTGCCAAGTTCTCTAACCTTAATGTCGTGCGGAGCGTAGTGCTTGCCGTAGGTAATTCCCTTCTGAACAGACCATCGTTGTAGCTCCCTAGCGTAGAAAGGAAAGCCCTCTCCGCTATTCTCGTAATAGTTAACCAGACGAAGCTCGCTCTTATACTGTTGAAAAAACCAGATACTCGTAGAGTCGTCCATGCCCAAGTCCCATGCGGTGTGCACGGGAAGAGCTGTCTCAGGGTTCAGCTCCTGCAGGATTTGCTTACCCTTATATAACCTAGATATAATCGGACCATAGTAGGAACCCTCAACTGGAGTCTTAAACGAACACATATACTCCGACTGGAATCTAGCTTCGTTGTTAAGTTCGTCGCGAGCTTTGCGTAGGTCTTCAGGGGTAATAGCCTTCGTGTCTTTGACTGACAGGTGGCTATCGAACCATGACTTAGTCGACTGAGCTTTTAGTAGTAGCTTGTAAAAATGATTCTCACCACGAGGTGTTCCGTTAAACAGAGCCCACCCGCCGTTCTCCGCTAGGATGGGGTTAATCAACTGCCACGCGCTGGGATCAGAGATGCTGAACTCCGAGAAGACAACGCCAATAGGGTTAGCACCCACCATCTTATCAGGGTCGTCAGAACCCAGTAGCTGTATGACCGAGCCGTTAGTCAGGTGCAATCGCATCTCCTGCTCGCTCTTCTTCTCCACTAGCTCCTTGGGGAAGTAGTCAATAAACTTCTTACCCTCGCCAGTCATGCCGTTCCAAACAATACGACGCGCCTGATTACCATAGGGTAGCACGTACCAGTAAGTGCCCACGCGTTGCATAGCTTTGATCGCCATGATATTAATACACGTCAGATCCTTACCTGCTCTACGATGCCAAGCGACACATGCTCTTAGCCCACGATCGGGCTTAGTCATGTATTTTAGTAGCGGTAGTTGATAAGGTCTAGGTGTCCACCCTTGTGCTGGAACAGTTACATTCAATCTTCTTCTTCCTCCTCGTCCTCTACTTCTACTTCATCCCAGCAGATAGATAGAGGTTCGTTCGCCATGTCTATGGCAGTTTCATTTAGTAGCATACGACCCACTCTTGGGTTGGTATAATCATAGTATAAATCTCCATCGTCGTCTAGGATAATAAACATGTAGTTAGAGAAATGTTCTCCAAGGTTAGCACGTATCTTACAGACTAAATCATCATACTGACTGTCAATCGCCATGCTTGTCCTCCTCACTCACAAACTCGTTGTAGTCTTCTAGATCCACCACATCTTCCTCGGCTTGCTTCATAAGCTGGGCTTGAGTTAGCTTAGAAAAATCCATAGTCACAACCTTCATTTCCCCAGATACAGTAGCCGATATGTCTACGCTCTTGAGCTTGGGTTGCGTATAGCTAGCCAGCTCCTTCCAAATAGAGATCCTCTCCTTCAGGGGGACTTCGTCGTCTGAAGTAAAATTCATTAGCTCTTCGATCGGATTGATCCCCTTCTCTGCAAACAACGCCAGTAGAGCCTTGCGCTGCTGGGCTGGTGTTGGTGCGCTGCTCATTGCATTTAAGAACTGCTGCTTCACAGTCAGCTCTTTCTCCACCGAAATAAGATCCTTCTTTGCCTTTTCCATATCCTTCTCTGCCTTCATCTTCTTTCGAGTGCAAGTGGTGCGCTTAACCTCACGCTTCTTCTTGGCTTGGACAGGGAGCACACCGTTAGAGGTCGTCCGTTTATCTGCAGATGGGTCTCGCTTCTTTGGCATGTGGGGAGACTATTAGTTTCTTGGTGCAGTGTGTCAAGTTCATTGTTAAAAGTACATGTCAGTACATGTAAAACCATGCTTTTTACCCCTAGTGGCGAACGTTAACTATATTGATAATAAAGGAGTTATATTCAATAAGTACAGAAAGTACACTTTTCTAAGGGGTCTAACAAATAATAAAAATATCTAGGAAAAAAGTGTATAATGTGTACTAAATTACGTAAGTCGTTGATAACTCTAATACTTTATAACAGTCAGTTACAGAAAAAAAGTGTGCTAAGGGTGTACTTTGATGTACTGAATCCTCAAAAATTGAAAAAATTACACGCGGGTTGTTACTACAAGTTTGTTTTTTCAGCTTTCCCCCCTATGACCCCTCGCAACATTATCCGTTGGATAATGTTTCTCGGCTACCTACTCACAGTGCCCAATGAATCTGGCTTCGCACAGATGTCATTGACCACTGCTCGTGCTTCAGCTGTAGCCACACACAACACTGCGTCACGTACCGCGACTTGGTTGCGTATGGCTCCAGCCTCCGCGCTCCCGCACCACGGAACACGCACGATTGCTCCACGATCCATGCACCTACTGATCCCACCGTGCCAGATCCATTGCATCTTGCGATGCTATGTATCTGTTGCCCAGCGACTTACGTGCCATCATACGCCTGTTCAATTGACTTTCGTCAATTGACTCATGCTATTCGACACAAGTCGTTCCGTTAAATACTATCATCCAACAGCTTACGTGTTACCTGTGGCTCTCTTACCACGTAACAACAACAAGGCTTATCAGCCTCTGTTTTAGTGCCTAAAACATTCACCGATTTGATTGCTCAATCAAAGGAGCGAGGTGACGCACCTCGACACGCTAGAACTAGTAAGCGACAAGTCGATTACCACTTCTAGGATATCGTTCAACGTCCACTGGACGTTGCGTTCTTCTTTCTCGTAGAAAGAAGCAAAGACCGATGTCGTGTAATGTCCACTGGACATTACGTTCTTCTTTCTTCTAAAAAGAAAGAAGCAAAGAAAGCGTATACTCACCCTCACAAAACCACCATTTGTCGATCCAGCAGAGCTGGTGCAAATTAGACCTGTCACATTTGCGTGCGGGGCACGCATGGACAGGAACATCCAAAGCACAACAGAGTATACTCTGTTGCACTTCTCCTTCCTAATTTGATCTCCGCATGGTTAGCAAGGGATCTAAAGCACCAAAAGCTTTTCCTTACTTTTTGTGAGGGTGAGTATACTATCATCTAGTGGAGCCTATGGGCTCCAAGGTAAAAAGCAGACGCGATCAACAATTTGATGATATCATAGGCATTTGTCGCCGTTCCCGATCCGCGAGCCAAGCAAACCAGTGCCAATCGTCCTCAGACAGATAAAACAAAGGGGCTACTTTACCCGCGTATTTGGAGAGATCATAGCCCCTTTGTTTTGTGCTCGACAAGCTCGCACTCTGCTGAGGATCGCTGAATTGCAAAACTCTTTATCTAGTGGAGCTAAAGCTCCATAATGTTAAATAACGTTTTGCAACAAGGCGATTGGCACTGTGCTTAGCTCGCGTATCGGAGAAGTTGTTGTTATGCAGAGCATAACAATTTCATCCTGAGGGATGAAACAAGCAACTACTATCACTATGAAAATAAATAATGAGAAATTCAGCTTCCAGAACCGTAAACGGTTGCTCCTGAGTGCCACTGGCACTCACTCACAATCTGCATCCGCAGATTCTGCTGTATTTTCTCATTACTGTTTGCGACATCGAGCATCTAGTCAGCCACGTCCACCAAGCCGTTCGTCATGCCACTTGCGGAGCAAGTGTCACGCCAAGCCGTTTGTCTCCAGTGTCTGACAATCTGCTGTGTCTTAAACGCCACAAGGTTTATTTTTCATGCGACAAATTACCCGTATGACCTACTAAAGGTATGTATGTGAGTAACTTACAAGTCGTTTATCCTATGCGACGGTTACCCCAGCATACATAGGAGAAATACTATCATGTTCACAGAAACATATGAACTCATCGACTCACTCGTTGATGACCACATCGCCAAGTTCCCTGAGAGACGTTGGCTTTTCAACGACTATCGCACCGAAACCTACGACGGTTGCATGTCCTTCCTTCACGACTACTATCACCAGTATGACCCAGTCGTCCAACGCCTCGTATGCGAAATAGTTTCACATCGCTTCGACCTCACCAACGAGGAGGTTGTTGAACGTAGTATGGGTTATGACGCGTATGACGCATACCAAAATGAACTGGAGGTTGCCAATGTCTAACCCAACAGAACTAGTCAACGTATTCCACAAATCAGTTTTCATGTTCCGTGTTTTCGATAATGACACGGTTCAGATCTGGACTGACACACAAGAAAACGACTCTTGGACAGACTGCCACAACCTCCTCGGTGTATATAGTCTATCCGATGCACGTGACTTCTATCGTGACGCTGAGCATCACGCACTTCAACTTATCAACCTGTAAATCCAATGCCTAAGCAAATCGAATGTTTACTATCATTTCTCGTGACGCTCCTACTAGGAGCGTCACTTGGCTACCTAGCCATCATCGGGCTCGATCTAGAGATCGAGCAAAACGAACGCGACCTCGAGAGCTTCCGCTCTCAAGGTTATCCCATCAACCTTCCTCTCCCCTCAGGAGAGGTTATAATCGAGCAATCTGCTCACTCACTAAATATCACAATCCAATCATCAAAATAATATGAACACTGAAATTCCAAAATCAACTCGCCAATCAACTATCACCCTTGGCGAAATCATCGACATGACCGACAAGCCCGTGCCAACCAAACAAGGCATGGCTTTCCTCACCAAAGTCGTCACCAACACAGGTGACATCATACCGTTCTGGAGAGACGAAAACGCTCAAGTTGCACCTGCCCTCGCTGGCAAGACCATCGGTGACGAAGTTGGTGTCGCTCTCGACATCACCAACACTCCTGACCTCACAGACGCTGGCAAAATGATCCGCAAAGTTTACGGAAAGCCAATCGTTCTCGAGCGTGCACAAGCTTACCTCCAAAAAGAAAGCTCCTCCAATGCGTAGCTTCGACTTCTACCTTAACCCGCCTGATTCTGTCAGGCGGGTTTTCCGCATCACTCTCGGTGCGGAACGTGGCTCCGAGCTTTACAAGCTCGGTTGGAGACAGATCTTCCAATACGCCAAGCAGGTTTGCGACCTGTATCGCAAGGAACTCCGCGACATATCGCCCGAAACTGTCGTTGACAGTTGGGCGTGCGATTGCATGTGGCTCGGTTCCGAAGGCAATACT